CAGAAGGATCATCAAATCTATTTCATACCACAGCAAGAGCAATCTCTGCCGTAGAAGGCGAATCAACCTTAGACTTATCTGGAACAGTTACAGTTACAGGTTCTGCCGCAACAAAGAATACAACGATTGGTGATGCTACAGTAGGTGGATCATTTGCACAACACGGCTTTACAATCAATGCAGGAGACACTTGTTGGGCAGGTGTTAATCTACGTGAGACAACAGGCGGTGCTGGCAAACCAATAAACAACTTCTCTAACCCATCATTTGGATCAACAGTGTTTGGTGGAACAGAAGCATCAAAGACAGGTGTTGAAAGCGGTAAAAGAATATTAGTTGTTCAAGGTCTTGCATCACAAGATGGTTCAGAACCTACAAGTGCAAACGCAAGATTCATGTTTGAAACTACTCAACAACAATCAGGTTCAGCAAGAGGTTCACGATTTGTTCTAGATACTTGTGCAGATGATGCCGCTAGCACAACGACAAGTTTAGTAGTTCAAGGTAATACACTTACTATATCAGAGTCAGGAAACGGAACACTTAAGTCAGGCGGAGACCTAACGTTAGATGACAATGTTATTGTAACAGGCACCACAGACTTACAAGGTAACTTATCAAATAGCACAGGTGATGTTACAGTAAATGATAATCTAAAAGTAAACACAAATCTAACAGTAGATGGTAATACCATATTAGGTAACGCAAATACAGATACAATCACAGCAAACGGAAAACTATCAGCAGTAAATGGCTTTGTGAACACAGTATTAAATACCGCAACAGCCAATACATTTGCAGGCTTAGGTATCATTGATGAAGGCGCACAAGCATATATCTCAGATGGTAATGCAGGTTCGAAGTGTATGGCTTTCTTTGATGGATCAAACTGGAAGAAGATGCATTCTCCAGGCGACAACATAAGTGCATCATAATGATTAAAACAGAGCGAAAGGAAAAAACACCAGTTATGAAATATGATAATGATACAGAAATCGCTTTGTTAAAGAAAGATGTTGCCGAAATAAAAAACAATCATCTAGCACATATGAAAGATGATATAGACAGAATTGAAAGAAAAGTAGATAAGATTGATAATCGCATATGGTGGGTTCTAGGTATCCTAGTATCAACACAAGTTGCGAGTATGATTGCAAACATGTTATAACCTACTCGGGTGTAAAAGGAGGAGACACTAGATGTCTGATGAGAAAAAAAGCAAGGGCGGAAGACCTCGCAAACAAATAGATACTGATTTATTACATAAGTTAGCCAGTATTCATTGCACAATGAAAGAAATGGTTGATATTATGGGAGTTTCAGAAGATACACTGAAAAGACGTTTTTCGGGTATTATAGATAAAGGGAAAGCCGAAGGCAAAATGCGACTTCGTAGAAAACAAATAGAAGTTGCAATGTCTGGAAACGCAGTGATGCTTATATGGCTTGGCAAGCAGATGTTGAATCAAAGTGATTCACCTATCCAAGATGATGATAGAGGTATCTTACCTTGGACTGATAATGATGCCGCTGAATAATGCACAAAGCACTGTAGCCAAAAGTGAAACACGATTTAGAGTGTTTGTTGCAGGCAGACGAACAGGCAAAACTTATTTAAGTGTTAGAGAACTGGCAAGATTTGCTAGACACCCTAACAGAAAGTGCTTATACATAGCACCTACATACCAGATGTGTAGAGATATTATCTGGAAAGATTTAAAGAAACGTTTGGGTAATCTAAACTGGATTGCTAAAACAAACGAGTCAAGATTGGAGTTAGAGTTGGTTAATGGTTCAACTATCATGTTAAGGTCAGGAGATGCAGGTCAATCTATGCGTGGCATGGGTGTAGACTTTGCAGTATTTGATGAAACGTCAGATATAGATGCAGAAGTATGGTATGAAGTTATTAGACCAGCATTGTCGGCACAGAAACCGCCAGGATCGGTGTTGTTCTGTGGGACACCAAAAGGATATAATTGGTTTAAAGATTTATATGATTTAGGTAAACACGGGACACCCGATTGGACGAGTTTCCAGTATAAGACTATTGAAAGTGGACTGGTGCCTGAAGTTGAAATAAATGCGGCGAAACGAGACTTAGATGAGAGGACGTTTCGTGCTGAGTATGAGGCTTCGTTTGAGGAAGCACTTGGTGTAATCGCTTATAACTTCACGGACGACCACATAGTTAAATGGATTCCGCATTCAATCACGCAGGTTCTAATTGGCTGTGATTTCAACGTAAGTCCAATTAGTGCCTGCATCATGACTTCGCTTGACAAGAATAAAGGATTACATTGTATAGATGAAATTAGTATGATGAACTCAAATACAGAAGAACTTGTAAATGAAATAAAACGTAGATATCCCGCAGAAAGAATCGTCTGTTTTCCAGATCCTGCAGGTGCACAACGTAAGACATCAGCAAGTGGTAAAACAGATATCAGCATACTACAAAATGCAGGGTTCGAAGTAAGATACAGGAACCGACATCCTGCAGTTAAGGATCGTATCAATTCACTCAATTCTCTGTTGATAAATACATTAAAGGAAAAACGATTGTTTATTGACCCTAAGTGTAAGAGAACAATAGATAGTTTAAGACGACATACTTATAAGGAGAATACAATGCAACCAGATAAATCTACAGGCTTTGACCATATGTTCGATAGTTTAACGTATGCTGTAGAGTTCTTATTTCCTGTAACCCGAGAAGTCAAACCGGATAACATAAAAACATTTGGAGTTTATTAATGGATTTAGATTATAAGCACCCATTATACGAAGCATACTTAGGCAGATGGAACTACTATCGTGCAAGTTATCTTGGTGGATTTGATTATCGTCACGCTAGTTTGGGTATGTTAAGAAAGTATCTTTTTGAAGATGATGCACCAGGTAATCAATATTTGAATAGATTAGAATACACTGCATTAGATAACTTAGTAAAATTAACAGTCGATACATATCGTTCATTCTTATTTCGTTCAACACCAATAAGAACGTTTGGATATCTTGCAGAAGATATCATGATTAAACGTTTCTTAGAAGATGTTGATTTCAATGGTAAAGACTTTGACGACTTTATGAAAGAAGCCAATGATATGGCAACTGTATATGGTAATGTATGGATACTATGCACCAAAGGTCAAATAGATGGTGTAATGACAAGAGAACAAGAAATAGAATTAGACTTAAGACCATATCTAAAAATGTTCACGCCTGAAGCAGTATGTGATTGGGCATATGAAACTAAACTGAATGGTGCAGAAGAACTTGTGTATGTCAAAACAAAAGAGTTTATGGAAAAAGACACATTCAAATATATTATGTGGACACCAGAACAAATAACTGTAGTGATAGAAAGAGATGAAGAAGTCGTATCAAGCGAATCAAGAATCAATCCAACAGGCGTTGTTCCTTTTGTAGTTCATTATGCAAATCAACTAGCAGGCTTATCAGGTGTTGGTCAAAGTGATATAGCAGATGTTGCCAAGATTATGCAATCAACGTTCAACTTACTAAGTGAAGCGGAACAATCAATACGTATAAGCGGGCATCCAACACTAGTTAAAACACAAGATACTACAGCAATGGCAGGCGCTGGTGCTGTAATCAATATGGAGAACACACTAGATCCAAACTTACGACCATTCTTATTAGAACCAAACGGAAGCAACATCAATGGTATCATAGAAATGATTAAGATGAATATTGAAAGTTTCTTAAGACAAACTAATCTTGGTGCTATTATGGCGGCTAAAGGTCTAAGTGTTAAGTCAGGTATTGCACTATCTACAGAGTTTGAACAACTAAATGCCAGACTTGCAGATAAGTCCGCAAAGATGGAAGCAACAGAATGGAACATATGGAAACTATTTTGGAAGTGGTCAAACATGATGCCAGATGCTGATTTCAATATTGAATACACAAAAACATTTGATTTACGTGATGAACACGCAGACTTGAAACTGTTAAATGAAGCATTACAGATTCCAGTAAATTCAGAAACGTATGTAAAACAAATACACAAACAAATCGCTAAGATTGTTATTTCAGATGGTGATAAGTTAGATGATGTTATGAGAGAGATTGAAGAGGTCTCTGCAATCGATACTGAAATGCCTCATCCAACTGTAACACCAGAAACAAAGATACCACATATTCAAGCAATGATTGAAGAAGGTCTAACAGATGAAGAAATGTTAGAGTTACATCCAGAACTAACTCAGAATGATTTAGATTTGGCTAAACAAGGAGACCAATAATGCCCTATCATTACGGTGGAAAGAAAAAGAAAGAAAAGAAAAAATCTAGTTCATACTCATTGCGTTCTACAAAAAGATCCGGCAGTATGAAAAGGAGAAAGAAACGATGAAGATAGTTAAAGGTATATATCACGATGCCGATGATAATGCAATCGGCTCCCATAAGTTTATGGTTGATGCAGATGATAAAGCAATCGATGTAAAAGAAATTCACGACAATGCACCAGAAGGTTGGAAGTGTTGTTGTTGGAATAACGAGACTGTTTTAGCAAAGACTAAAAAGTCAAAAGCAAAAGAGAAAGAGATTATCGAAGAAATTGACGAATCAGTCGATTTTGACGATGAATAAATAAACAAGAAAGGATTAAAACTATGACCGAACAGAGTGTAACTTCGGGTGAGGAAATGATTAATGATGTAGATACTGGTGCTACTCCTCAAACTAATGACCAGGATGAGCGTAACTTCTCACAGAAAGATGTTGATAAAATCGTTCAAGCAAGATTAGAGAAATACAAAAAGCGTTTCTCAGATGTTGATATGAATGAATACAAAGCATTGAAAACTGCGGAAGAAGAACGTGAGATAGAGGCGATGAAAAAGCGTGAAGAATTCGATGACATACTTAAGTCACAAAAAGACAAGTATAGTTCAGAAATCACAACGCTCCGTTCAGAATTGACCAGCCTAAAGGTTGATGGAACTTTACTAGATGTTGCGGCAAAACGAAATGCTGTATCACCAGAACAAGTTGCTCAACTAGTAAAAGGTAGAGTTGGTCTTGATGAAACAGGTCGTCCAGTCGTATTTTCGACTTCAGGTGAAGTTGAATACGATCCTGAAACAGCAGAACCTCGCACTATAGAGAGTTATGTAAATGAGTGGTTAGACAAGAACCCTCACTTTATTCGTAGTTCTCCTGGTGGGGTGGTATCTAATGGATCAGCAGGCAGAAGTGTTAACACTGGGCCAGTTGATTTAAGTTCATTAGATTTAACTAAACATGCCGACAGAGAAAAGTATAAACAACTTAAGGCTGAAGGCAAATTATAATAGAGGAGACCAGAAATGGCACAAAATAGTTCAGCAACTGACCAATTCATGTCAGGACTAAACTCGGACGGTTTAATCGTTCCGGTAAAAGCGGCGACTATATTCGCGGCACACGAAGCATCTCAGTTCCTTTCAGGAGCAATCATTCCTGTAGTAAATGCACCAAACGGTGTTCTACAAGTTCCTGAGTTGACATCAGTAGATGCAACCAAAGTATCATCAGAAGCAGATCCAGGAGTTGACGTAACAGTAACTACTCCAGGCGGCACAAAAAACACAATCGTAGCAAATCTATATGCGGCAAGAACAGTCTTAAGAGACCTTGGTGCAGTAGATCCAAGCGAAATCGGTCGTGTTCTTGGTAACTCAGTTGCTAAGAAATTTGACTTAGATGTTATGGCGGCAATGGTAAATATGCCACAACAAGAAAACGCAGAATCAAGCGGCGACTTAACAGTCAAAGAATTGATGAAAGCAGTTGGTAACATCCGTGCAAACGGTGAAACTGGCAAACTATACGCAGTAGTAAATGCGGCTGTATACAGTGAATTAATGAATGACATTGGTTCATCTGCATTCGCTGGATCACAACTACAAAACGGCGTATATGCAAATGGGTTCTTAGGAAACATCGCAGGCGTTGACTGCTACGTTTCTTCATACCTAAACGACACAAACATTGGTTTGTCTTCAAAGAATGCTCAAGCGGCTGTTTTCTCAGCAGATGCATTCAGAATTGCTATGCAGAAGAATGTTGATGTAGAATCAGCACGTAGACCAGAAGCAGTAGGAACAGACATCGTTGCATCTTTACATGCGGCAGTGGCTGATATCGATACATCTGCTCGTGGAACTATGATTATCAATGCGAGTTAATTCGTAGTAATATTTTTAATTAGGAGAGCATTATGACTGCATATGCAACTGACGAAGATTTAGTAAAGTTTATACCAGATATATTTGACCACGGTGTTGATAGTTTCAATGATGAAATGACACGTTCTACTGGCGATGTCCAAAGACGTATTAAATCTGATTGGTGGATGATTGAACATGATCCAACACTATTTGACGCCACAAAGTTAAAAGCATCTGAGTGGAAACGAACTACTCTTTATCACGCACTTGCATATTACATAATGCCTCGACTATCTAACTTTAGTGAAGATGACACGTTCCAGAGACAAATGACATTTTATAAAGAGAAGTATCAGGAAGAGTTTAACGCTCAAATGAAGGCTGGTATTTCTTATGATGAAGATGGATCTGGAACGTTCACTTCAAGTGAAACTGAATTTCTTGATACAGCGAGGTTATATAGATAATGCCATCTAGTAAGCGAAAAGTTATAGTTGACGATATCGTTACTAAGTTGAAATCTATCACATCTCCACGTATTGGTAAAGTCAGTGAGAAGCCGGCAGAGTTTGCACGATTGGCAAGAACTGCTTTTCCGTTTGTTCAAGTTGCAGTTGTAAATGAAACAAAAGAAGATATTGCAATGAATAGTTGGCGTCTAGCCACTATGGATGTTGATATCACTGTTCATTTAGAAGGCAAACAAAAAACAGAAAAGTCAGAAGAACAATTAGCAGATTTGATTGAGGCTATTGAAGAAAAACTAGAAGCAGATAGAACTCGAGGCGGGCCAGAAAATGCTCAAATAACAGAAGTATTACAAGTCGGGGATATAGAAGTTTCTTCTTATCCTACAATAAACCAAACCATTGGCGTAGGTGTTCAATACACTTACAGTCAAGGTAACACTTAAAAGGAGACATACTATGTCAAGTCAAATATTTTCAGGCTCACAAGGTATTGTTTATATTGGTTCAGACGCAGTAGCGAGTATTCGTAGTTTCTCTCTAGAGGAAACTCAAGAGACTATCGATGCAACTACTATGTCAACAACTGGTGCAAACGCATTCAGAACTAATAAGCCTACATTCAAAAGTTGGTCAGGCACAGTTGATGTGTTTTGGACAGTAACACCAGCAGGCACAAATGCTGATGGTGGTGCCGCTTCTAATCAAGCAGAATTCGGTGCAACTACACGTCCAGGAACTACAGAAGCAACTTTCCACTTTTGGCCATCAGGCGACAATTCCAATGAATTAGGGTATTTTGGTAATGGTATCATTACTTCAAGAACTATTTCAACGTCTGTTGATGGTATGGTTGAGGCAAGTTTTTCCGTAATCGGAACTACTGCTTTAGCAACTGAAAACGGATCATAATAATGATTAATACTCGTGTCGGTGGGATAAGAACTAAAGACGATAACTTCGTTGAGAAGACGATTGCAAAAACTATAAACAGATTTATGGCAGATGCATTTGATATCGTTAAAAGTGAAACTCCAATCGACACGGGTAACGCACGCCGTAACTGGCGTAAAAAGAACAAAGGACGAAAAGTGGAGAATAGAGTTCCTTACATTGCAAGACTAAATGAGGGACACTCGAAACAAGCACGGGACGGTATAGCCGAACCTGCAATAGAGAAACTAAACAATAACTTTAAGAAAGGTAAGTATACAAAATGAATAATAAAGATTTAATGAGCAACATTCGTAGACACTATGCGGAAACTGTCTCAGGTGATTTAAAAGAAATAGAAGTTCCAGAATGGGAAACAACTTTCTATTATAAGAAAGGAACTAACTTTCAACAAGAAGCGAAAGTTATGGAACTACAAAATGCTGGTAAAACAGCAGAAGCACTCGTTCAAGTGTTAGTAAATAGATTAATGGATGCAGATGGTAAGCGTATCTTCAATGAACACAACAAACAAGAGTTGATGAAGAATGCTGATCCAAAAGTATTATTGCAAATCGTTAGCATGATTAATGATGACGATGAACCGGTATCTGTGGAGAAGGCAACAAAAAACTTAAAGTAGATCCTTATGTATGGACGTTACATTACATAGCATATGAAACTGGATATACTATGAAGCATATGATGGAAATGTCCGAGAGTGAGATTGCATACTGGGTCGCTTTTCTTCAGGATATCAACAAAAAACAAGCGGGTAAGAAATCTACTCCCAATATGCCAGGAGTAGGCAGAAGACGCTAAGTAGGAGTTATTAATGGCAAAGAATACGTATTCACTGATATTTGAAGCAGTAGATAAAACTAGTGGTTCAGTAAAGAATATCGAAAAGAGTGTAAGTTCTTTAGATAAGAAAACAAAGAATGCTAATTCTGCCTTAAAACGTTTAGGGTCTATTGGCGGTAAAGTTGCTGGTGTATTAGGAAAACTTGCACTAGCAGGGACTGCCACAGCAGGTGCATTTGCTTTCTTAGCCAAAAGAAATCTAGATGCCTTAGATGCACTAGATAAAACAGCAGGCAAACTTGGTGTATCAACTAAGTTCTTAAGTGAATATGCAGAAGTTGCCAAAGAAGCAGGTCTTGAAACTACACAGTTCAACGTTGGTCTGCAAAGATTTCTACGTAGATTAGGTGAAGCACAGCAAGGTGCAGGAACACTAGTCAAACCATTAAAAGAACTTGGTGTCTCAGTAAAAGATTCAAATGGTAACTTTAGAGCGGGAACAGATGTTTTCAATGAATATATCAACAAATTATCTGGTGTATCAAACGAAAGTGCTAAACTAAGATTAGCGTTCTCGGCTTTTGATACAGAGGGTGTTGCGTTTGTTAACGTTGCCAATCTTGGTTCAGAAGCAATCCAAGGTATAAGAGAACAAGCAAAGTTAGCCGGACTAAGTTTAGGTTCAGATTTAACTAAAGCGGCGGCAAAAGCCAATGATGCTTTGTTGAATCTAATACGTAGAGCAAGAGGCTTTTCATTACAGTTCTTTGGAGCATTAGCACCAGGGATAGAACTTCTAGCAGACGAAATAACTCTAGCATTAGATGAAGCAATATCTGGTGCAGGTGGTATGGAAGCATTTGCAAAAGATTTAGCCGCAGATTTTATTGATGCATCATCTACATTCTTATCAGGTGCCGCAAAGTTATTTGATGGCTTTACAAACTCAGTTGCACTTGCTGGTAATGTTATCAAACAATTATTAGTTTCATTGTCTGGTGTTATACCTGGCGCAAACTTTGAGTTTGGGCCTAAACCAGATAAAGGTGCATTACTAAGTTCGCTTGAAGTAGAGTTAGCCGCGGCAGAGGCTAAAGTTCAAAAGTTCTCAGAAGATATGGGAGCAGAATTAACACGTGCATTAGCCGAAAATGATTTTACTAGACTTGGTGCAGGTAGCATACAAATGTTTGATGGTCTAACAGCCAATGTTCAAAAGTTAAAAGATAAAATAAAAGAAGTTGAAGAAGATACTACAATTTACTTTGAGTTAGCATCAACTGGAAGTGCAACAGCAAGTGAGGCTGTTAATAAAATAACAGATGCACTAGAAGGACAATCAGACGCACTTAGAGTATCAGCAGAAAAAGCCAGAGAAGAAGCAGAGATACGTAAAATGTATCCTATGTATGAGGATCAAGTTATTAGATTAGCAAAAGCATATCAAGTTGATTTAGATCCTGCAGTAAACAACTCAAATGAAAAGCAAAAGAAACTAAACGATACACTAAACAAACAAACATCAATATCAACAAGAGTAATCGAAGGGATTATCCAAAACGATAAGAACTTACAATCACTACAATCAACACTACTGATTGCAGATGAAATTGCACGTAAGTTTGGTATAAGTGAGAAAGTTTTAAGAGAAGAATTAGAAAAACAAATACAAGCAATCACCGGAATAAAAGAAGTTCAAACAGAGTCAAATGAAGTAAGAGCAGAAGCAACACGTTCTGTAAGTATGTTTGAACAGTTTATGAAAGACTTGATTGAAACATCAAAAGCAAGTGTGCGTGAAGACATGCATAAAACAATGGCAGTTGCCGCACTACGAGAAGAATTAGATGCTGGTAGATTAAACATAGACCAGTTCGCAGAAGCAATGTCAAGAGTAAAAGACATTACTAAAGAAACAAAAGATGAGATAAAAGAAACAACAAAAGAACTAAGTGGGTTCGATAAGTTTATGAAAGACTTAAGTGACCGTGCCGATGCCGCAGTTTCAGAAGATACTTTCAGAATGATGGCACCAAAAGAAATATTAGCAAAAGCAGGAACACCTGGCTTTAGTTTAGATAAAGTTGCTAAGATGATGGAGATGATTGGTGCAGGAACAAAAGCGAGTGATAACAAAGAAACATTATCAACACCGCCAGAACCAACAGAGTTTCAAAAGTTTTTCAAAGGTATAGTTGAGGGAGCAAAATCAACTGTGATGCCACAAAGAC